AGAGCTTTATCAAATGCTCGTTGGTTAGAAGTAGTAGTGTTGTCTGTAACAACAGTTCTTACAATGGGTTGGTATGTCATTTATTCATTCCGTATTAGAATTTCTGTCAGAGAATGTCAGGAGTTATGGGAATATCAACATTTGTAGTTGATGTTGTTACACAGTTGGAAAAGGAAGCTGTAAGGTCAATACCTTCCATTTGTAAGTCATAAGGATCTCGTACTTTATTGATCAGTAAGCAACGGATAATGAAGCTGTGCTCTTCGATGTATTGAGTTCCCTGTACTGTTGGGGCTGGCTTGATGGACATTACCGTTTGGATGCTGAATCCGGGCATACGAATAGAGACTCTGTCTCTCATATAAGGGAGCTTTACCTGAGAAGCCAACTCAGTTATAATCTCTTGACTTCTATCGCCCTTAGCACAATACTTGATGTCAATATTCTCAGTGAATTCATGCCACTTCTTACCATCTGCATCGAAGTACTGATTAGTTGCTCTTTGGTTAGCAGAGCCTACATGCCTTACATCATACGTCACAAAAGGGTAAGGAGGCTCTTTCACTGAACTGTATTCACGGATGATAGAGGGATTACCTGAAGCATCTATAGGAGGTAACATATGCCCCACAGCTATCGTGGCTATCTCATCTGCCAGGAGTCTTAGCTTGTTGAAGTCTATCATCTGGGGATGTCTCCAGTGCTCGCAGGACGCCTTACAAGGACATACAAGGTATGTGCAGTGCTGAAGGTGGGTACTTGCCAATCTCCTGTCTGGAACACCACGTAAACGCCGTCTGAGAGCGTACAATAGTCACTGTCATGATTCTCGTACCTGTTCACTCCTCGTAGTGTTGATACAGAGGTGTAGAAGAGTTTAATGGAGGTAGTGTCTAAGCCACTAGGAAGCACTTTAACAATCTCCCCAAACCTAGTTCCTTGTTCTAATGGCTGAAGACTTCCAGCTATCTCCCCAAGATCTGTAGGTGGAGACATGACAAGCTCTCCATCAATCTTAGATTGTGTACCAGGGCGGAAGAAGCGTATCTTGTGAGTACTCATTGTTCTACGCATTACAACACCTTCTTCCTGACTTTAGTTATGCTATCTTTGTATGAAGTTTCGTTGACAAGGTCTTGTGTATGCACTAAAGGAGCATCTTCGCCTTTTATTCTTATTGTACTTCGGCTATTGCGTACTAAAGCATTGCTGCCAAATATATCCACCTCTTCCATGGCCATAGCTCTACCAACAGCCTTAAGCATTGTGGTAAGATCCTTTTCAGTCATCTTCGAATCTGTATAGCGCTTCATAGCTCTAAGCACATCTGGATGATCAAGGATGTTTAGATGGTTGTGGAATAAGTATTCAAGTACAGGACGAGCAGGAACACCCTCATACCCCTTGTGGTGTAGCTTCATTAGCTCTGGGAATGTAAAGCCTGAATAGTGCTGTCCAGACTCTTCAAAGTGTCCTATGTCTACGTGCTCTGTATTTGCTTTTAATAGGCGCTCTAGCTTAAGCTCTGTCAAGCTCTTACCTAGTGGATTGACGCTTATCACACATTTATCTCGGGAGAGAATGTAGTTAATATTTGGTGTGTACGAATGGTCTCACCATTCAATGTAACCTCTACATGCCCTATGTAAACAACATTACCTTTCTCAGCAATAGCTGATGTGGATGCTGAGGCAAACTTAAGCTTAAACTTGCCATTCTGGGCGTCTGTAATGACGATAGAGTTATTTGTTGTGGAGAGGCTTAGGACAGCAGGGCTAGAAGCTGTCTTCTTGAATTTGCAGGTTATAGCGGCCCCTGTGATGGGATATGGAGTATACACCCCATTTACATAGTTTGCATAATCAAGGTCGAGTTCAGAGTAACTGCCTTGATATAGGTCATATTCTAAATTTATTACTCTGACTGTCATTATATTGCACCTTTGTTATTTTTAATTAACCCTCTCAAGATGAAAAGACTAATTAAAAATAAGCCGGATTACCGGCTTAGTGTTATTGATCTGTCAAGAAGTCATCTAATACATCAGTTGGGCAAGCACAATCTACAACAGGGAACACAGGGAAAATATAAGGTATTGCACTCGATTTTCCTGGTATGGCTGTAGACTTAGTTGGACTATACCCAAACAGTGGGCACACATCTGTGTATAAGGATGCTATGTAGTCTTTCCAAGGATTTGGGGAGTTACTAGAGTTGTACCACTCAACCTCTACTTGGCCAGTTTTCTCTCTTTTTAACCCAGACGTACCAACGGAATACTCAAACATCATCTTCGTTGCATTTGCTTTTAGACATTCGCAAAGAATCTGAGAATAAAACACGTCATCATCTCCTACTCGGAGGATGACAGTTTCATTTAAGGTGAGTATCATTGAGTCTGGAAGATTAAACTGAGAAGGCAACCATGCTTTAGTATCTTGGAGCAGTTTATCTCTATCAATAGTAGCCATAGTTGCCTTTTAGTTATTACACAGTCAGTTTGCGGATCAGTTGGGGATACTTAGATACGTACAGCACATTAGACTCTTCTGCACGAATAACACCCTTACGTTCACTAACTTCAGTCCAACCGTAAGCTTCTGAAGCAATTTTGTTAGTGGTGGAACGACCGATAGCGGGAGAGAAGTAACGAGCTACCATGGTGATGCCCTGTGGTACTAAGTAGCAATCATTAACACCAACAGACTTAGTGCCGTTGATAGATTGGTTCATACGCACGTAAGTAATACCATCTTGGCCTTGGAAGGTTGCATGGCGGAAACCACCAATAGTGATGAAAGGCTGCTCTTCAGAAGCCAAATCACCAGCAGGCCCCAATAAAGGACGAGCCAAACCTTCTTGTTTCTCAATAGCTAAACGGTTAGCGTAGAAAGTAGTACCACACAATGCAAGAGGAGAGAAGCCATCGTTGATCCGCATTTTGCTTGCATCTTCTTGCAATTGATCCACTTGATCTTGGAACAGGCTGATATGGTCTACGTTAGCCGCCAACTGCATAGAAACAGCAGCTGGACGAGGTGAACCTACGAACTCCTGATACCAGTTATAGCTTGGGTTGCCAGCAAAACCACCGGTATAGTTGGTATCGGTAGTGATCAGCTGAACTTTAGCAACTTCGCGCATGAAGTCCCAGTGCATCTGAGCTTTGATTTGCATCTCAGCTAAAAGCTCTTCTTCAGTCATTGGCTCTTTGGTGATAGGACTTAACTTACCATCCATATCGGTAGGGTTTACTGCCCAGCCATGGCCAAAACTGCAAGTGTTGAAATTCAACAGCTCAGCAGAGTTTTTATCAATCGCACCAACATAATCATCAAAACGCTTACCAACAGGCAGTTGCAAACCAGTCTCAGTGACACGAGAGATTTGTGCTACACGAGTACGAAGGAACTCATCTTCATGGGGGAACAACGCATCGAAAGCACCAACTTTAATAGGGCCACGACGAAGTACTTCAGGAACCGTATCTAAAAAGGTGAAACCAGCTCCAACAAAGCCAACACCTTTGTAAATTTCTTTAATATCTGACATTATTTATTTCCTAATTATTAAACGTAGCTGCTAGTAGCTGCTGGTGATTTATTGGATACTTTGATACCCTGTTTTTCGAGTTGGGTACGGAAGTCTGCTTTATCTTGAGCAAGAACACCGGCTGCGTAAACAATACCATCTTCAATAAGCTCAGCTTCACCAGCGCCACGGAAGATAACGCTCAAGTAAATACCAGAAGTAGTAATAGTTACGTCAGTAGTATTAAAGCCAATACCTTGGGCATCACCCAAACTAACAGCAATGGGGGCTGCATTAGGAAGGGTTGAGGTGAGGGCAAAAGAGTTATCAGTGGCCAAGTATTGACGGAAAGCTGATAAACCAGCATCCCAAATAAGGGCAAGACCCAGAGGGTTTACAGTCAAAGTACCGCTGGAAGTTTTAACCAGGACAGTAGCAAAGTTATAGTTTACATTTTCATAGCTGTCGTGACTTTTCAAGACAGAAGAAGTGAATGGACGAGTTGTGGCTACTACAGGCATTATTTAGCACCTTTTGATTTTTCTAATTGAGCGAGTTGTTCATAAGCTTTAGCAATAGCCTCAGCCTTTGCTTCTGCATCAGTTACAATTGAAGGTAGGGCAGCTTGGGAGTCATGGCCAACTTCAGCGGAAAGTTCTTTCTGAGCAGCTTTAACAATCTCTTCTTGAGGAGAGGCGGTTTCTTTTGCTTTAGCAATTTCTTTCTCTGCCAATTTAGACACTAAACTGTCCAGTGCTTTCACTACACTTTCTTTGGCATCTTCTGGAAGAACTGCCAGGGCCTGAGCTAAACCTTCAGCTTCAGATTCCTCTAACTTATACTTAGCAATAGAGTTTTTAGCTTTCTCTTTGGCGTTAGCGAGCATTAAGGCAGCAACTTGCTCCTCCAGCTTTTTAACAACCTCGGCTTGTGCAGCATTGGCTGCGATTAAGTCTTGTTCAGACATAGTTTTTTCTTTTCCTTCTAGGACTTTTTTGTCATCCCCTGCCATTACAGCCTCAGCGTTAGCAGAGGTTGACGGGGTGTTTTGTTTGCCGTTATCGGCGTTGCTTACACCTAAAGTTTTATCTAAAGGGGTGAGTTCTTCTTCAAGATCTTTAATTATTGCTAGGATCTCTGGTGTTGCTTTTAATGTGTTCGCTTTAAGCAGGATAGGGCTGTTGTACCCACTAGCTGCACCTCCTACAGAGGCATCTGTGTAAGCTAGGTGGGCACCCTTAAAGTTAAACGTCCACTTTGTTAATGTCTTTTTCTTCTTACTCATCTTCAACCTCTGTGACAACGGCCATACCACCTACACTAAGACCAAGTAGTTCACCAGATTTACGTTTTTCCCAAGCCTTCTCACTTAAAAATTGTATCTCAGCTATAGGCATACCTTTAGGGATGATGAGGCCATTAATAGAGCATTCACACTCATTAACCCAAGCCCTAGTCATCTTAAAAGTTTTAGTTTTGTGTATGTGGGAGATAGAGGATTGAAGGATACCTGCGTCATTAGCTTTATTGATCTCATCGACAAATGCTCGCATATCTTCGATGGTTGGGATAAACTCACCGTGACCGTCTACTTCACCAACAGAACAGTACAGAGGCTCAATGGCAACCATCTCCTCATCATCAAACTGTTTGATTACTGGAACCAAAGATTTGTTACTACTGAACAGTTTATCTAATGCTTGCAAGAGAAAGGACTTAGTCACAGGCTCATCAGCTTTTGCAACTTCATATGTAGTTGTTTGCTGTACCTTGGTTGCTGAGGCCATATCAATAGTTGCATCAACACCAGACATTGAATAACTATAGCGGTAGGTCACATACAGTTGTGAATCTGGATTCCATTGTTCTACGTACACATAAGAATCTTCAATATCCCTAACCCAGCCATCTTTGAACATGGAAGAGATAATCGACCTCTTATCGTTGTAAGTCATCTTATTTATTGTTTTATCACTCATGGTCAATAAATGCTCTGTTTGTATTCATATCAAAGTAGACTCTTTCGCCTGTTTCTTTCCTGTGCTCTAATAGGACTAAGGACTTGTTTTCTGAATTCAAGCTACTGGCTCTGCCGCCTGCTTGGCTGTTTCCGGTGCCACTGGAACCTTGCGACTCACCTGAACGACTACCACCTTTATCAGTGAAATCAATCTTGTCTACACCTTCTGTAGTGAATCCACCAATCTCTAAGATCTCTTTCATCAACTCAGGAGTTAAAGCATTCACAGATTTGGTTCGCTGTATGAACTTACCAAGCTCGTCATAAGATATTCCAACAACATCTCCAGGGACGTATTTAGGCATATCTTTTGGAGAAGGGAATATCCCGTTAACAGCTAGGAGTCGTGGGATAAGTTGTGTGTTGATGACATCGGCAATCTCTTCAACAACAGCTCTACAATAACTAGAGTGCGTTAGGTCAGCACCATTGAACAAGGCGTTTGAGCCTTGGCCATTCTGGCCTAAGATTAAGTGGGCAGCACCAAAGGTATTATAAATAGCTTTGTTGTATTCGGTGATTAGGTTTACAGTGTCAAACTGCCTACCACCACCATCCAAACCTTTAATCTCAAGGTCGTACAAATACTTACCACTAACAGGGTCTGTATCCGACAACAACACCAACATACTGGAATTACCATTCTGAAGGTCAGAGACATTTCGTTGGAAATCTAGGATCTCACGAGCTTCGTCAGGATTCATTTCTGGGTACATTGCTTTCTCAAACAAAGCACCAGGAGCACGAGCGATAAAGCACCCACCCAAGTCTTTAGTCAACCCCAACACTTGCAGCTTCTGAGCTACTTTCTTTTCAGCCCAAGCTGTATAACAGTGCAGATATGGACTATCCCCTTGTGGATTTCCACCATAAGGGTTATGTCTGAAGTGTAGGTACTGATTCTTCTTAAGAACTGTGTATTCACTTTCCTTGATATTAGAGAAGTCAATCCACGTCATCTTCTCTTTATAGTCTGTCTGAGAGTTTAAGTACTTCTTATTATTCTTATGTTGGGCAAAACCTATGACTTCTCGGTAGTTGTCATCATACAACCAGGCATATACACTCCTAGGATCTCTAGGGGATAATTTGTGGATGCAGTAGGTGTTAGCGTAAGGGCCGTATAACCTTTTCTGGAATACGTTGTTAATTGGGGAGAAGCCATACCGCAAGATCAACAAAGCATTGTTGATAAACTCGTAGAATGTCCCATGCTCAAAGTTTGAGAAGTTATATCTAATAAACTCTGCGTAGGTTTCTCCAGAAGCTGTCTTAGCTTGTATCCGATAGTTGTTTAACGCTTCAGAACACTCAATATTGGTTGCGTAGTTTGCACTAAACACAGCATCATCTTGAGCCATCTTGTCGAATACGCACCAGCGTCTAGGAAGAACTAAGTCCTTGTCAGCACTGTCTTGTATCAGAGCTTGCTGCGTTAACCCAACAAGCGGTTGACCTACTTCCCGTGTGAGAGGAACTACTTCCCTATCTTTCACAGGCCGCCCAGGTTTACGGGGCTTTATTGGGTTTGCCATAGGTTGCCTTTTAACTTATTAACGGCGATAGTTATCGTCTGTGAGCCTTAATCTGCTCTGCAAGCCACACTTTAATAGCAGCTGGTTGCTTCTTGTCTTCAGGAGCGAAGAGTTTGATTTCTTCTTGGAACTCAACTAACTGATCTTTCTTAGTAAGTGTCTCCAGACGCGCTAGAACAGCTTCCAGCTCATCCATATCCGTATACCAAGCTGGGAGCTTAGCTGGATCAAATACAGGCTCAGAAAGCTCTTGTACAAAGCCTGGGAGGCTTAGGGAGAACTGGGGTTGATTGGTTCGTAGGGTTGGCTTGTCTATCCGCAAGTCTGATACAGTGAACCTGTAACCCTTCTCAATCAGCTCGTTCAGGTACTCTAATGTAGCCTTTAAACCTGCTGGATCTACGCGGGTGAAACGAACAAATACTTTGCCCGGTAATTTTTCATCACTCATTGTTATTATTATCTCGTCAGTTGGGAGCTGTCTATCTTGACAAAAGCTCAGATGATATTTGTGTTGTTGCTATTTGATTTCTTACTACTAATGGGACATGACGTAATGTCATTAAAGTGTTGAAAGCGCCTGCTGTTGCATCCGCCAGATCGTCCTTATAATAGCCGTTACTCTTCTGCTCTGGGTTGAATCTCTCTAGGTGCTCTAAGTAGCCTTCGTATGTAACTTTGTTATGAAAGGAGTCTGGACAAATATATACACACCCATTCTCTGCATAAGAGGAGAAAGGTTCAAACTTAAAAAGCTTGTTAGCATTACTGCTCATAGGGTCTTGTTTGACTATAAACCCCTTCTGAGCAAATAGTTTAACCTTGTGTTGGAATACTTCTGCACCAGATGCGTTCTCTTTTGGTAAAACTATATACACCTTATTGGTGTCATATTCCGCCTGCTTCATCATCCTAATATCGCGTTCGCCAGGAGACATTCTAAGCTGTCCTAAGCGCTCTGTATCAGGATCTTTAAAGTCGGGATGGTAATCACCTTTAATGTAGATATTGTTTAAGCGATCTTTACCCATCAAGATAGAGGCTGTATAGTCTGGCTTTAAGTCGGCTGATGGAGCAGCGTAGCCAAGGTCATAAGACCTAACCCAAACACAATCTTTAGGTACATCAGCTGTTTTAATCTCTGTAACCCAATCCCGTTTAAAGTACTTACCGCTGTCCTCATTCTCTGCCCAACAACCTTGTAAAAGCTGTTTACGTTTTCTCTCAGGGAGAGCATTTAGCTTAGCTCGATATTTAGGGTCTCGCTTAGTCAGCTCTTCGTTGTCTTCAAGAGTAGATGGGATATAGGTATAAGTTTCCGGTGGGTCTATGACACCATTTTTGTCAGGCACTCCGTATTTATTCATAAGCTCATCTCTATCCCAAGATGTGATAAGCTCGTTATTAATACGGTAGTAATAACGAAGTTTCCCAGACAACTCCTTAATTGGGAAACCTTCTTCGTCAATGTAGGGCTTAACCCAATCATAAACGAAGTGGTATTTGTCTGGGTTAAGTGTTCCACGAATACCTTTAGGTACACTAGCCATTGACCGGTTACGAGATAGGAGAAGGTCAAATTGATACTGACTGCGCATTTGCAATTCCAAAATCTTCAATAGTGTGCGTTAAACACTACCAGCAGCTCTACCTGCGTCTCTAGGTTTCCCTAGAAGTTGAGACTATATCATTATGTCTTAAATACTCAATAGCGGATTGTAACAAGGCTCTATCATCTTTGAAATGACCTAACCCGTTATTACACCACGAACAAAGGAGACCTCGAATATGACCGTGTGTATGACAGTGGTCAATGGCGAACATTTTACCATTATTGGCTGCCCGCCAGGTATCGTGGTCTATCTTACAAATTTTACATTTATTATCCTGGGAGGCCAGAAGGGTAAGAAACTCCTCTTTGGTCATTGAGAACCTTTGCATCTTACTTGCGTAGCTATTACACTCTCTGCACTGGCTCTCAACAATACCTACCTTACCATTATACCGCTTAAAATAAAACTTATCAGCAGTGTCAACTTTACCACACTTTCTACACTGGAAGTTTGTACCAATATCTATAAGATTCTGGTAAAACAACTTGGCATCTTCAAGAGTGACCTGCTTCTTACTGTCCAAAGCTTCTTTATGGCACTGTTTGCACCAATTACCGTATCCTGTTGAGGAGGCTCGATTCTTTGGAAATTTAAGTCTTACTTTATGCTCTCGACATTTTGAGCATTGTAAAAATTGTTGTTCTAATTTAGTTTTCAATACATACCTCGCATTTCCACTCACTTGAGTGTACACCCATCTCAGGGTTAGTCGTTGAACGTTCTTGCCAGAGGCAAGCTTCGCTGCTGATTGTCTTCGTCTTTCACGGTCAGAGTTTCCAGCAATTAACGAGGTTTTTCACCTATATATCACTACATAGGGCGACAAATTTTATCGTAGTATATCTTGGTTATCTCGCTACCATACCAAGCATCAGCGTGATCATCTCGTTCCATATAAGCAAAGCGTGTTCTTGCTCCGCTTGGAAAAGTGATTGTGTACTCCTGTTTGTTTATATGGGCCTGACCAATAAACTTACCATTCTGATCTTTCAAATACCCAGAGTACATCCTTAAAGCTTCCGGCCACAGGCCGGTTGTGATTTCTTTTAAGGTTGTTCTGAAGAATACTGAGAAATACAGGGGGTCGTGTACGCCTTGTAAGTTATCAATTAATATTGACCAAGTTTTCAGAATGTTCACACAGAGTCGTTAATTCTGTGCAGGATATTGTTTAATATCCATCTCTGGCTTTCACCAGAGTTCGGACTATATCATCCTCCCATAAGGAGGTCTTGCGCTTCGGTTCACTTGAACCTACTGGCTCTCGCCATAGTCTCTGCACTTTCCTCTTACGAGGCTTAGCTCAGGATTGCCCTCGTCTATACGTTAGGGGTTTCCCTGAATTCACAAGATTTTCAGTACCTATTACTAGGTAAAGGGGCTAAACTTTTAGTCCACCCCCTCCAGCTCCCCCACCGAAAAATACAATGTCGGCAGTTGACTGGAGGAATTGAAGTTGCACTGGTTGTGGCTTTATCTCAAACATAAGTTTTTATTATTGTGAGCTTGCTTTCTTCTTATCGGACTCAGCCTTCTTCTCAGAAAAATCTACAAGTTTTTGTGTATAATTTGGTTGAGTTAGAGTTGATTGAGTAGGCGTAGCCGTACCACCTTTGCCACTCCCGCTGTCTCTTTCTTCATCACAAACAATGCTGTGGTGCATATTACAGACAAGCTGAGCAGACTTGATCAAGAACGCCTTGTCAACAACAGGATCGCCGTTAGCGTCTCGTTCTTCGATCTGAATACCAATCTTCTTCAACAACCGCATTGAGAGGCTTTTAACCTCTTGTTTAAAGTCGTCATTAGAGGGAAGATTCTTCTTCCCCTTTGCACCTTTTGTACGTGCCATGTTACTACCTATTAAGCTACACTAACTAAACGAACTTCAGCTACTGTAGCGGCATCCCCACCAACTAATACTGCCTTGACATTACAAGCTGATAGTTGATAGAGAGCCACTGTTGGGCTTTTAAGTTCTTCTTCTACTGGAAGGGTCTTATATAACCCCGATCCTGGGGTTGTCTCATACTGAATAGTAACCTCAGCTCCAGCCCGTAATACAGACTCTTTTGCTATGATAACCTCCAAGTTTCCGCCAGAGTGTGCGAACACAATCCCTGGATTGGAAGCTGGAGTAATTGTATAATGTGCCATTATTTTTTCCTAAATGATTTTCTAAAGGTTTTCCTAAGTTTGGAAACGCTTTCCACTAGGAATGTTGGGAGGTTTTCTGACACGTTGCCAGCGACATATTCTGTGATACTGGCAACGATACTTCCAGTGTTGGCTGTGGCACTAACACCTGTCAGAGTAACACCCAGTGGGGCACCACCTAAAGAAGGAGTAATTGTACCAACAGCAGCTGTTCCGGCTACACCTGTCAATGACACGTTTATGTCAGCACCAGAGCCTAATGAGGGGGTTATTGTTCCTACATTGGCAGTTGCAGACACACCAGTAAGGTTTACTGTTAAACCACCACCAGCATTCCCTGTTGTAAGGGAGAAGCTTCTCCACACTCCATCTGTGGCATCAATGTGGTAAAGGGTTTGAGTGCCTACATAGTCAGTTTCAGCATCTAGTGACTGATACAGGGTAATCTTTGCTGTCTCACCAACAATCTGATCGCCAGCTGCAACAGCAGGGGCTGCGTTATAGAGCAGAGATGTCGTGGAGGTATTGAGTGTTCCCGCTAGAGTTATGTAACTCCAACCTGTCGGAAGAGCAAGTGTACAAGTGGTGGAGGCTGTATTGGTTCCATCTCCGGCGATTACACCTACAGCTGCACCGATAAGCCCTACAGACAAACCTTCTGCCATTGCAGGGGCTGTGAATGTACCGTCTCCACCTGTTGCGGATAATGCTGTAACAGCTACTCCACCAACCGTTAAAGAGGTGAGAGTACCTAATCCCGTAGTGGTAATTGCTGTGCCTGTAGCACCAATGGTTACTACACCAGAACTGCCAATAGAGTCGATTGTGCGAGCTACGCCTGTCCCTGTGTTGGTCACTAATGAAGCATAGGAAGCCCCTGTGCCATCATAAATGTAAGACTGGATACCAGGACGCAGGCCACTAGCAATATCTGTATATGTGCCAGTTAGAACTTGTGTAGAGTTCTTTGTGACAACAATATCCCCAGTGGATAATGTAATACTTAC